AGGACGCGATTTTGAAGATACTGGCGAAGCTTCGCCGCAACGTCTATCAGTTCGTGAACGCGTCCAAGAACTGAAAGCCGCTAAACTCAGGCGCGTTATGGAAGAGAATCAATCATGATCCTTAAGGATTTTTTCCGTTTTCGACTCTAAACTTCAGGTTTTTAATACGCCGTTCTTCAGCCGTTCTGCAGCTGATGCATCTCGGTCTTTCTCTGATCTCGTTCGTGATAGTCGTACCACTGTTGGTCAGCATCCCGATGATTTCTTTCTTTATGAGATTGGTCAGTACTCTGATGAGACTGGAGAGCTTGTAGCTTCTGCCCCGACCCAGATTGCCGCTGCGACAGCTTTTGTATCTACGATTGAGGACCTCAAAGCGGCCGCGCCTGCTAAGTCTGAAGTCTAAGTACAGACGCGGCCGCAACACGGAGATTCTTCTAATCAGTCCTTGCGTAGTGCGAGGACTTTTTTATATGGAGCTTATATGAAGTTCAAAATTAATCACACAAACGCTACTGCTGAAGGCATTGTCTTTACTGAACCGTCGATGACTCAACAGCATTTCAAAGATGAGACGATGATTGATAACATTCTTCAGAAATATGCTGAGACAGGCTTTTTGACTGATCCTTTTACGCCGAAGCGCCCGATTCAGTTCGGTGACTTTTCTGACGTCACAGATTTTCAGACTGCTCAGAATGCTGTTGCTCGTGCCACAGAGTACTTTGAAAGTTTGCCATCGCGCATTCGCGCTTCTTTTAGTAACTCTCCTGCCGAATTTCTTCAGGCGCTCAATGACCCTGAGCAGAGGAGTAAGTTTGAAGATCTGGGCTTTGTCGCTTCTGAAGAAGTTAAGTCTCCTGAGCCTTCTAAAGAGCCTCAGCCTGCTCCAGCGACTGAGGTTAAACCGTCTGCTTCTGACAACAACGGGTAATTACTAATAACTCATATAAGGGATGGTTTCCATCCTTTCAAAATCCTTTCGATCGCCCGCTTGCGGCGATCTTTTTTTTCAGATATCTCAACGATTTGCGCACGGGTACACACCGGAACCAGTTACATACTTGATGTAACTGGTTCCGGTGACACCCCGGTGCGCGTGCGGGTAACCAACGCACTGCTCGAATGTTTGCTTTCTCTTTGACTTGTGGTATATGCTTTGCCTTACGGTGATAAAGCTTTTAAGTCTTGTGTTTTAGAGCCGTAAGGCGGCTAGACGACGGGGTTCTCGGTCTAAGCCGCCTTTTTTGTTATCTATAGCTATTGGATAGGTACATGTCTTCTGTTAATCGCGCTACACAGCATCTTTTCTCGCAGGTTCCTTCGACTCAGATTCCTCGATCAGTCTTTGACCGTTCTCATGGATATAAGACGACTTTTGATTCTGGTTATCTTGTACCTTTTTATGTAGATGAAGTACTTCCTGGCGATAGCTTTAAGCTGACAGCTACTTTGTTTGCTCGTTTAGCTACGCCGATTGTCCCTTTTATGGACAATCTTTATTTGGAGACTTTCTTTTTCTTTGTTCCTAATCGACTTCTTTGGGACAACTGGCAGAAGTTCAATGGTGAGCAGAAGAACCCTACTGACTCTACAGACTTTTTGATTCCTACGGTTTCCGGCACGAATGTTCAGAATCAGACTCTTTGGGATTACTTTGGTCTTCCTACGAATGTGAATAAAGCGCTTGAAGTTAATGCGTTGCCTTTCCGCGCTTACAATTTGATTTTTAATGAGTGGTTTAGAGACGAGAATCTTCAGGAGTCTTTGAAAGTCCCGACTGGCGACGGTCCTGACAATTTGTCTGACTACAACTTAGTTCGTCGTGGTAAGCGTCATGACTACTTCACGTCATGTTTGCCGTGGCCGCAAAAAGGTCCAGGTGTAGAAATTTCGCTTGGTGGCTCTGCGAAGGTTAATGGCGACGTTACTTTGGCGGCTCAGTACGGTTCGTATCATGTTGATAATGGCATTGGTTCTGTTGCCAATTGGTCTAACTCTTATCCTGTTGCTTTTACTGATTCTGTCAATTTAGGTTCGAAGGATCAGAAATGGCCGCAAGTTTCTAAAACCATTCCTTTGAGTATTACTGCAACTAATCCTTCAGATCCAGGAGGAATTTCTTTTTATGCTGGTCGTGGTTTAGTTTTAGCTAACAATTTGTCCGCTGATTTGTCTGGTGCTACTCCGATTTCAATCAATGATCTTCGTCAAGCTTTCCAGATCCAGAAGCTCTATGAGCGTGACGCACGCGGCGGTACGCGATACACAGAGATCTTGCGTTCTCACTTTGGCGTAATTTCTCCTGACGCTCGCTTGCAACGACCTGAATATCTTGGCGGATCTTCTGCTCGAATTTCGATCAATCCTGTCCAACAGACTTCTGCATCGAGCGATGTGACTCCCCAGGGAAATCTTGCAGCTTATGGTGTAGTCTCAGACAGTTTCCATGGTTTCTCGAAGTCTTTTGTTGAGCATGGCTACGTCTTCGGCTTTGTGAATGTTCGTGCTGATTTGACTTATCAGCAAGGCCTTAATAGGATGTGGTCGCGCCAAGGCCGCTTCGATTTTTATTGGCCTGTGCTCGCGCATCTTGGCGAACAAGCTGTTCTCAATAAAGAGATTTACGCTCAAGGCACTGCTGACGACGATGATGTTTTTGGTTATCAAGAACGTTATGCAGAATATCGTTATTATCCTGGCCAAATTACAGGTAAGTTCCGTTCGACCGATCCTCAACCTTTGGATTCTTGGCATTTAGCGCAGAAGTTCAGCTCTTTGCCAACGCTTTCTTTTCAATTCATTCAAGATAATCCGCCCGTCGATCGCGTAGTTGCCGTTAAGGATGAGCCGCAGTTTTTGTTTGACTCGTATATTCGTTTGAAGTGTGCTCGTCCGATGCCTGTGTATTCAGTGCCTGGTTTAGTTGATCATTTTTAAGGAGTTGCTATGGCTTTAGTTATTTGGCTTGCTGTTGTTAGTACTGTTGTTATCTTTGCTTTAGGACAGTGATATGGGTTTTGCTTTGTCAGAAGCAATTGGCGGAATCGCTAATTTAGGTAGTTCTGCTACATCAGCTTATTTTAGTTGGAAGCATCAGAAAGAAGCGATGCGGAATCGTCATCAGTGGGGAAGTTGAAGATCTTCGCAAAGCAGGTCTTAAATCCAATTCTTTCGTCTGGCGGTCAAGGTGCTTCAGGCAACGCTCCGATCATTGAGCCGGTTGACGTTGCTGGTGCTATGCATTCTGGTGCTGATACAGAGCTTAAGAAAGCTCAGGCTAAGCAGGTTGAAGTTCAGAATTCTGCTTTGGCTGCGGATACTGAGCTTAAGAAAGCTCAGACTGAAGTTGCTAAAGAAGCTTCAACACTCACTTATGCGCAAGCTGTTGGCCAAGGCTGGCAGAATCGCATATATGATGAGACTTTGAAGCAAGCTCAGAATGCTACTGAAAATTTCTGCTTTGGCTACTGAGCGAAATAAGATGGTTTTTGACTATATGAAGCAGAATCCTACTGCTTGGAAAGCAGGTCAGTTTATGCAATTGCTTAATCCTTTTGGTACTGCTGCGCCTGTAGTCAATTCTGCTGTTGGCGCTGCGAGGCTGGCTAAGTGATAGATACGATCTTAAAGTTCGTTAATGTTTTGCTGAATTCCGGTTCAGCGATTTGGGAAGCCTTTAAGGCTGTTAAGAAGTTTTTTAAAAATTGAGGTTCATATGCGTAAACGTCATAAGCTTTCTCGTAAGGCGTCTAAGAAGATTTTTCGTAAAGGCGCTTCTCGTATTAAGACTTTGAATATACGCGCTACGCCTATGCGCGGCGGTTTTCGCATTTAAGCGTTAACCCTTGTTACATGCCGCGGTCGTCATAGTTATCATTTTGAACATCTCAATTTCATTTGGAACTTCGCTATGGCTACTGCGGCTTTTCGTTTGACTCTTAAAGACTTTGGCGTTTGCTGGCTTATCCCTGTCGAAGAAAGCTATGTTGGTCGTCGCAAGTTAGTGACTTGGACGCTTTATCGCGATCGCCCTTGGGCCGCTCTTTGTTCATTTCAGGTTCGTTTTCGTTCTTCTCGTGAGACGATTCTTCGTGAGCTTCATATTGCGTGTCTTGAAAAATGCCTTGCTTTCACCCGATAACAGCTTATCGACTCGCCGGATCTAAGACTAAAGACGATACTCGCAACGCTGTAACTTTTGATCCTTCGAAGGCTATTCCGTTTTCTGAGTTTAAGATTCCTTGCGGTCAATGCATTGGTTGTCGTCTTTCTAAGTCTCGTGAATGGGCTGCTCGATGTGTAGTTGAAGCTAAGTCACATAAGAACAACATGTTTCTTACGCTGACTTATGATGATGCTCATTTGCCTGAAGATGGCTCTCTTCACTATGAGCACTTCCAGTTGTTCATGAAGCGCATGCGTAAATACTTCATGAGCCGTTTTGGTCAGCAACTTCGCTTTTTTATGTGCGGTGAGTATGGCGATAAGCTTGGTCGTCCTCACTATCACGCCATAATTTTTGGCGTGACGTTTGTAGATAAACAGCTCTGGTCGATTCGTCGAGGCAATAACTTATATCGTAGTCGTACGCTTGAGAAACTTTGGCCGTATGGTTTTAGTTCAATTGGCGCAGTCAATTTTGAGACTGCGGCTTATGTTGCTCGTTATGTTACGAAGAAAATCACAGGTCCTTTAAAGCTTGAGCATTATGACGGCAAAGTTGCTGAGTTTTGTCATTGCTCTTTAAAGCCTGGTATTGGTCATGATTTTTGTGAAAAGTACATGACTGACATTTATACTAATGACCGTCTTATTCTTAGTGAGAAGATAATGATGTCTCCTCCGGCTTACTTTGATAAGTTGCTTGAGCGTTCTGATATCGTTCGCTTTGAAGAGATTAAGCGTCTTCGAGAAAAGCGAGGACGCGATTTTGAAGATACTGGCGAAGCTTCGCCGCAACGTCTATCAGTTCGTGAACGCGTCCAAGAACTGAAAGCCGCTAAACTCAGGCGCGTTATGGAAGAGAATCAATCATGATCCTTAAGG